GACCTGGACAAATACCAAGCCCAAAACCTTGCTGACCTGCGAGCCCGATATGATTAACTGTTCCTGCGCCAACGCCTACGCCGATAGAGATCCCTGTCGGGAAATTTACAGGCTGGTTATTCTTACCCGTGACGGTTGATACATTGATATTGCCCATGGTTAAAGCTCCTTTAAATGATGGTTAAGCTGGCGGCATCGCCAACGTTGATATTGATACCCCAAGCTACATCGAGCGACCCTGCTGCATAAGCGTTGTACCCATCGGGGATGGTTAAATCAGATGTAACAGTGCTTGGATTCATTCGATAGCTCGATGCTTGATTAAATAGCGCTATCTGCGCGTTAATATCAACCGTAGATTGCGCCAGTGACTGTACTAATGATGCATTCCCTGCTGCAACCATTGCATCTACATCAGCTTGCATTTGTGCAGGGCATTTCACTTGATACGCGACACCTACTGCGTCAGTGAGCGTAAATGTTCCTGTCGTTCCAGCTAGCCATGCAATCAATTCATCTTCGCGCCCTTGCCAGGATTGAACCATGTGTGAAACTTTATATGCAATATCAGAATTTATTGGATTGACAGCCGATAACTGCAATATGCCATAAGCCTGACCAGCGCCAGCAACAACAACGCGATCAACATAGATAATAGTGTTGTTCCCTGCCTGTGTTCCGCTCGCTGTGCCAGCCGAACCATCACCCTGCACCGTACCATCGCCTATTTTAATGATCTGATAAAACGATAGTCCATCAAGCGTAAGCATGTCCCCAAGAGAAATAGCGCCAACGTCTGCCCAATTGGTTACAAACCCAACAATCTTCGTTGTTCCATCTGATGTGATTGTGCCGTTTGCGTACCATGGCGCTTTTGTCTGGAATGCCATGCCTTACCCCTGCGGTTGAACTGCGCGATTGAATGGCGCTGCGTTGTTGTTGGGATCCTGTTTAACGTCAAACTGACCTTTAATGCCAAGGGAGTTTGAAAACGATTGATAATGCAGCGAGGCACGGCTCGCATTGCCTGCATAATCACTATCTTTCATGTATGAGCGCGAAAGGATGAAGTCGAGCATAGGGTTGGCATAAATATCATCGACGGTAATCGCTTCTGTTCCAGCTAATATTGTGCCTGCGCCGCCTGCGGGGATAACATCTGTAGGAGATGCAGAATAGATAATTTCAATCGCTTCGGTGCCTGCCGCTTGCGGATAGACGTAAAAGTTTTTTGGATCGCGTTCATCGAAAATATAATGCTGAATAGAGTTAGAAACGATAACGTGCCAATTTGGCATTTGGGCATCGAGAACCTCACGGTCGATCAATCGAATCGCGTTACCGACAATAGGAAGCGCGGCAGCGCCAAGGTTGCGAGTAACATCAAGCAATCGAATACCGCCAGCGGGAATCGTCTGTTTTGTTCCTGCGATTAGCGGATGTGAAACATTGACTGCATTAGAATCAGGTCGCTGATTTACAATTTCACGCTGTGCGTCATTTAGCCAATTCAACAATTCAGATTCAGGCCATCGGACTGATGTTGTGTCATTCACAATCGTTGATGCGCGTGTGAGAATGTCCTTTGCAAATAGTGTTCCCATGGTGTTTCTCCTTTAATTTTGAACAAAAAAAAGCCACCTGATTAAGGGTGGCTTGGGGCGGCGTTCATGCTAGTGTTATAAAAACGGTCTCACTTGAATAGCTCGATTGTATGATGCATCACCAGAGTTTAAGCGAACACGAACATCGTTTACGGATTGATTGAATCGCCCCTCGTGATATGCGGCTTGATTTCCATCCCCCCATGGTTGGTCAATTTGCGCCTTAAGATATGCCAACGCGCCATCAGCAATAACAGCCAGCCATTCATCAAAAAGAAATTGGGGGAGGCTTGTCGCTGCAATAGTGGGGCGCATAGCAACAGCAATAGCAACAGGGTTGATAGAAGCCCCTGTAGGCATTGGATGTAGTCGAAACAAGCCAGTGGATGGAACTGTGTAGAATGATGCTGTGTTAGCTGTTTGATTGATATAGTTAGGCGCACTGATAGCCAATGTGTCATCAGTCGTTGGCGAGATAATCATGCCCCCTTGGGTTGCCGTCCTGACTCTTATGACCTCCGCCCCTGCTGGGACAGGCAAAACGTAATCACGGACACCAGTGACGGGCGATATAGTCAAATCAGCCCGCCAAGAATGCGTCTGGTCGCAAAATTTACGGCATGAAAAGATGATTGCTCGGTCAACAACAATGCTTAACGCGCCCCCGGCCTGCGGCAGAATCCATCCGTAAAAATCGCTAAATGCAGCCATTATTCAGCCTTAGCCACTTCTGCTGCGCGTTTCTTTTCCATCGCTGCTTGCAGTTTGGCTGCCTTGACTGCTTTAGGACATGCTGATCCATCGAATGCGCTGCCGTCTTCATTGCACGGAACCATGTGTGGCAATGTAATCATGTATTCATCATAAAGATGAATCACGCCAGTTTCGTCGTTCTTAATGTATGTCGGTTTCATATTTCTTACTCCAAAAAAAAGGAGAGCCGAAGCCCTCCCTCTTATGATTTTACCAGTATTAAATACTGATATGACCTACGGCAATTGAATCACTCTTAACTACTTGACGACCGTACACGTTCAGACCACGGACAAGATGCCCGAATGTAGACTGCGAACGAATCGTTTCAGTATTGGTAAGCTGTGACGCAAAGGTAAGCCCCGATTTATGCCCCGACATAACAGTAAAGTTTACTTGACCCAACGTAGTTGCACCGACTGCGGAAGTTGGTAGCAAGTTGCTGTTGTAGATAGTAAATTTACCAATCTGACCAAGGCGACCGTTGCGATACAATGACGTGTCACCACCTGCGAGTGCTGATGTTGAAATGCTTGATTTCTCAATCAATGCACACGCACGCGGAGGTAATACCATCCATCGACCTTCGTTCGGGACGTTGGCTTCATCTAAGACTGTTTCCATGTCGATGATGTAATCAACCATCGCACGATCTTTAATCGCAATGCCAGCTGTAATATCGACAGGCGCAATGGCAGTGCCAAGGTTAATGCTTGCAGACTTCGCCCCAGCCGTTGCACCAGTGTTTGTTACTGCTGCGCCAGTGACGCTGTAAGCCAGCAATTCCGAATCAATCGTAACAGCCATTTGCGCAGCGGCGGCGGCAGTCCAATCATTGACGAAATCAATATCCATCTGATATTTATCAACATCATCAACGGCAAAGTTGAAGAACTTCGCTTGGTCGATGGACAAGTTTACCAAGCCCGGCTGCAATGATTCTGTAGTCAGGTTCATGCCCTTGGTGTAGTTGCCGATTGTGATATTCGGAGTGGTACGGATTGTGACCATATCGCCCATTGATTTAACATCGCCTTCATAATCGGTGGATGCAATATCAGCGAACACAACATTGTCATAGAATCGAGCAATAAGCTTTTTAGCCCATAACTGATTCGGTACAGCATTACCCGATAACTGCGGAAATGCCGTTGCGGCTCCTAATACGGAACCAGGTGTGGAAATAGCAATAGCCATTTTGTTTTCCTCTCAAAGTTGATTCGAGAGGCTTGTTTAACCCTGCACGATGCGACCTTGCGACATGGCCAAATCAAGCTCTCTCTCGATTTGCTGCCGTTCAACCTCACGCCCACGATATTTGCCTTTTGAAATGTCATCGTAGAAAATATTAACCTGCGATTCAGTGTAAGTGGAACCCTGCGTAACAGTGTCTCCCCCTGCTGAATTTCTTGGCGTTTCTTGATGTTGCTGTGGCTGTGGTTGTGTGGTTTCTTCTGGCAGTGTGACTTTCCACGCGTTGATAATTGCAGCGATTCGCTCAACATCACGATCAGCAATGGCATCATTCATAAGATTACTTCGGGTATCGCCCAACATGTCGTCATTCTCTGACAGCCAAGAAATAAAACGCTCGTCTTTATCAACCGATTGCCAATCAGGCACAGCTTCCGACAACGCCGATGTATATCGTTCGGTGTCTTGCTCTGCTTTCATCGCTTCCAGTTCTTCGTCGAACTTATCTTGACGCTGATCAACTGCTTTTTGCTCTGGATAATCCTCGTAAAAATCGTCATCTCGATCCATTTTCTCTGGTTCGGGTGTTTTTTTTACTTGCTCGGTTAGAGCGGTGATTTCATCGCGTTGTCGCCGTGTTTCAGCGTTGTACTTCCCTTGTAATACCTTGAACCGTTGCTCGTTCAGTTTTGCTTCTGCTTTCCAGTCTGTTTCTTGAGCCTCTGGCTTGGCTTCTTCCGCCACTTCAGGGGTATTCACTACAGACAGCTCAGCTTCCGCCGCTTCCTCATCTGCCTTCAATCTTGCGTGTATAGTCATTTGATCTCCTTGTGAGCCATTCGGTATTCACAGTTTTCGGGCATAAAAAAAGGCGCTTACCTCATAAGGAAACGCCAAAATTGCCAGCCACTAGCCCAGTCGGGTATTGGCAATCGGTGGGTTATTCGTTTATTTTCTTGCTGCCTTGAATCCGTCTAACAGCCTTTTATAAGCTGCTGCTGATCCTTGGAAGTATTTTATTTGCTTTGGTGTGCAGTGTAGTAGTTCATCACGCTGTGATTCAAATAGAGCCTGTATCTGCTCAATGAGCAGTATGCCTGCTGGAGTAGCACTAACTGCGCGCATAGCGTCTAGTCTCATTGTTGTGGTTGTTCCTGTGGTTGCTGCATCTGCTGGATATTTTCAGGAATCAAATCAGCAGGTAAATCCAGTGCCGTTGCTGTTGATCTCAATAGCTTAGCGCGTCCTTCTGTTCCGATAATCTGCATATCAACTGGATTAAGCGTTGCATTCATGAACTCTGTTCGTTTCTGCTGCATTTGCTCTTTGATAATTAGTGATTTTGCACCAATAGCGAGGATATTTGCATCTACTTTCGCTGCTAAATCTGGATGAGAAAGCATGTTGTCATGATATTGACGCTTAATAACTGGCTCGATCAACTGTCTATCTATGTGCCCAACGACGCGCTTGATGCCCTTTGATGCTGCTGACATAAGCATAGATAAGCCTGATGCCGTCTGCCCTGCACCTTTAACGTCAGGTGAACCGTATGTATAGCGGGGGATGCCTGTATAAATATCTGCTTTTTCTTCAAAACGGTCATATACACCAAGCAATTCAGCCGCATTTGATGAAGGTTGGAAAAACTCAATGGGAGAGCCTGCACTACCAGCTCCTGTCACCTGGTGGATCTGCAAGGGATAGATTTCTTTAATGTCTGTGCCCGGCGGAAGTCTATCAACATGAATAACAACCTGTGGCCCTGCTGAAATAGACAAGTTCTTCAACAATGACCTTGCAATAGCATTACATGCGTCTTGAATATCCGCCATGATTTCAGGTAATGCAGCCCCCCAGAATGAGCCGGGCATCCGTTCCCAACTCGCTTTGTAATAGCCACGATTTGCTGATGAGGCTCCATCTGCAATTACAACACGAATGACATGCGTACCGATTAGCCAAGCGTTCACATTATATTCAGCAAGTGGATTGATGTCTTTCCCAAGCAATCCGCGACCACCATCCCATGAGATTAGCTTTGATCCGGGTATTGAGTCCCATAATTCAATCGCCTCTATCGTTTCATCGTTCAACACATTGCTATTTGAGCCTGCTGCTGCTTCAATTTTGCGCCGCTGCGTGTCTGTGCTGATGATGTCTTGAATGCCGCCCTCTGAAAATTCGCGCAACACGGCTTTAATAGCGTCAGGATCATAACCTTGAACACCAATAAACCTTCGCAACTCGCTGCGAGAAAGCCTATGCCGCTCAATCAGCCACGAATCATTGATATTCACGGCTTCTGGCGCGGGGTAAATATCGAATGGAGACACACGGTCCCATTCGGGCTTTAGCTCTTGCGTCACTTGCTCAACCCAGCTTTCACCCTGCTTAATCCATTTTGACACGCTGCGAGTCCGCATGACTGATTTCATAAAGGCGGCGGGATACGTGCAAATATCATCAATAAAATCGGTCAACGCATTGTCAAACTCACCTTCAACTAATTGATCTCGAATAATATCCCGCATCTTTTCAGTCGCGTCTTGCAGTTGTGCTGTAATTTCAGCCGTTGCAGATTCTCGTAATGCGACAACATCATCCTGCGTCATTTGTTGCCCCTGTTGTGCTGCCTGCATGATAACCGTTTTTAGCATCTGATCTAACCGTTCTTCAGTGTCTGGAATCGGAGTCGGCTCGATGCTCCAAGAATCTTCGCCTGGCTGTTGCATAACATCGCTCAACCAAGCCGCTGCTGTTGAGCATTTGATACCCGTGATACGCATGTAAATTAGTGGAAGCCCCGCCGCTTTGATTTCAGCCAGTTTTGCTTCGCTGTAAACGCCTGCCCTGCGCCGCTGGCACTCTAACAGTCGTGCATCAATGCTTGATCTACTATGCTTGGCTTGTGACCAGCGCTTAGAAACATGAGCCGATAGCGCCGAAACGATCGGTTGCCGCGCTTGTTGATCCGCATCAATTGACTCACGCTCTTGTTGCATCAACTGCTCACGCGATACGACTCTCAAGAAGCCGCTATTTTTACTGTTCATGTCAGCTCCTTTAGAAATATCCACTTTGATTGACTTGTCTTACTGTGCGTTGCTGAAACGCAACTGCTGCGACTGATTGCACTGAAAATGCCATTGCAACTGAATCAGCCAAATTCGGCGATACAATGCCAATTTTTGCCATTTCGGGCTTTGACATAATTTGAATCATGCCCATGCCGTTGTTTTTAATCGGGATTCTGCACAACTCCGACCTGAACAATTCAAGCTGTTCAATGCCTGAACTGAATGATATTAAATCACTCGTTGCAAAGTTTTTGCCTTTCTCGACTGCTTGATATGTTCGATACACACGGTCGCGCAACGTCCAATACGCCCAAGCCCTGATGTTTCTGAATGTTTCCTTGACCGTTTTTGGCTGTGAATCTGCACCCATTTCGTAAATCGCATCAGGATTTGGGAACTTTGTCGATGATCCCCGATAGCCTTGCACGTCAATGCGCTTACCGAGAAACGACTCATTAAACTGCCGCCTCAAGCCAACGCCCATGCCGTCAAGGTCATAAATAAATACATCTGCTTGCTTTGACAGCGCATAGTCTGCTGCCCAGTCGCCGCCCTCGTTGATGTCGCCGTCTTCTTTTTCCTGAACATCGAGCAACACGCAGCCATGACGGCGCGCTAAACCCTTGGAATCACTGCCTAAATCGCTTGGGTCATGCGCAACAACTTCAATCCCCTGCGCTTTAAACCCAACCTTTTTATGAGCATCAATACAAGCATCAAACCATTCTGCTTTTATGATTGACCCTTCCACATCGTCATCATACGCGCCCAGCCAGGTGTGATCATATTGTGCGCGTGACTTATGCTCTAAATCATAAAGTCGCTCTTGCTCCAGCTCTTTCGTAAACCATGGATTATCAATGTAATTGCATATAATGATGATATGTAAATCATCTTCATAATAACCGTGTTTTTTCAATTCTTTTTCAAAAGGCTTTAAAAACCGCAGCGAAAATGGGTCTTTACTACTGCGTGGATTCGCTGACATCCAAATCTCGGAATCATCAGCCCTGACAGATGGCGTAAGCAACTCAAGTGATTTTTCGCTGATAGTTTGCGCTTCTTCAATCCATGCAAACTTGACGTTATCCATGGATTTAAGACCTTCAGGGTTGCGCGAAAGCCCCCGATATACGATTGAGCCGCCCCTGCTGTGTCTGATCTCGCTCGCCAGCTCTGTGAAACCATCCATTTTGTGCGCTGTTATCTGTGACCACAGCGTTGAGTGAACTGAATCACTCAATGAGTTCATGTGTTCGCGTGCTGCTAAAATCTTGCACCCAGTTTGATGAACCTGCGCAGCCAATAATTTCGCTACACTGACTGATTTACCTGAGCCCCGCCCGCCAACAATGATTTTGAACCTTTTCTTCTTTTGCATCAATGGGAGCAATTTTTCAGGTATTTGCATCAATTCGCGTGTCATATAATCTATTCCAAGCCTCTTTCTCGATGCGCTGAATAGTAGTGCATACCTATTTTACACCCTCAATAGTAAACCCTGATAATTTAACTTCGCCTTCATGTGCAACTTTATCAGTGAACATAGCCAAATGTTTACCCAATAGCTCATAACCTTTCAACGCTGCGGCATGGTTGGTCATTGTTTTGCCGAACTCTGTTTCTTTCATCGCCTTAGCATCTTCAATTACTTGAGCAATTCCATTCAGCACCAATTCTGCATCAATTTCAGTGCGTTTTGAGCGTTTTTCTTTCAATTTAGTTAATTTTTCAATGATTAT